ACATGGGTGTCTCCTAGTAAGCAGTTTAGACACTTGCTCAGGTGCTTTGGTTACACTAGGTCTACGATCTCACAGCTATCTCCAGAGCAAGCTAGTGTCTGGCTACCTGCTGTATTGTCTTCGCTCTCGTACTCTGAGAGCTTCTCCCAATCAATCGCTTTTGGCATGACTGATAGTAGTGTCTTGTAATCGCTCTTGCCAATCTCTTGGTAAGGCGCTTGCTGATACGTGTGTTCGTTGTACGGCAAGAAGGACACGCCCGACATCTCGTCGAAATGCTTGTACACAAACGCACCAACTTCAAACCACTCGTCCGCTTTCACGTTGATCGTAACGCTAGGCTTATGCTCACACCACGCACGCTGATAGGCCAACCACATCTCCAGCTGCTCAATCGCAGTCAGGTCCGCTGTACACACAGCTTTCTCTGGTGCTTTCATAGGGAAGCTGAACACTGTGGTCTGGTCGGGCTTGAATGCTTCAGGCTCGTTAGGGATACCTTGGTCAATCATGAACTGCGTCATAGGGTCCTTGTTGTCACCACGAACTGTGCGGATGTAGTAAGGGCTGTGGCGAGCATGGATGCCGCTAGCACTGTCTACAAGCTGGCTGACCGTGCCAGATGGTTTCACACAGGTAATCGCTGCAGCCACAGGGATACCAAGCTTCTTAGCCCACTCAGCGTTTGTCGCAACTGCTACAGACTTGAGGTGCTTGAGTGTCTTGTCGAGCGCCTTGTTCTTTGTGGTCATCAGTGGGTTGTCCATGATGCCTGTTAGGCTTACGCCAAGCAAACGCTCCTCTTCTGTGTTACGCTGCCAAATCTTACGCAGATAAGGGAACTTGGTGTAGGTGGCCTGAATGGTACCCAAGATAGTTGCAAGACGAACTTTACGCTCAAGGTCGTCGATCGTGTCTGTGGCACGTACCACACACTCCGTAAGGTTACAGAATTGGTATGGACGCAAGATGATCTCACTGCACGGGTTGGTCCCGAACTCATAGTTTGGATCACGGCGACCATTCTTAGCTGCCTGCACCTTAGATGCTTGACGGTTAAACACACCACGTTCACCTGAGCCGCTCTCAGCCAGTGCCATCCACTCTCGCATAAACGACATAGCGTCTGGCTTCTCCGTATAGGACACAGAGTTGTTCGCTAGGCCACGCTGTGGGTTGTTCTCCCACCACTGACCAGACTTAGCGTGACGCATACGATCGTCACTCAGGTTCGAGAGGCTGATCATAGCTGACCGACGAACACCACCAACTACAACAACCTCACCGATCTTACACATGATGTCGTGGCATTCCAGAGAGGAAAGCCTACGGCCCTGTGCGCCCTTAAAGGCAGCGATTGTGAAGTTGAAGAGGTCAACCAGAGGTGCTGGGCCTGACGCTCGGCCACCAAAGGTCTTCAGTGGTGCACCTGCAGGACGAACCTTAGAGACGTCCCATGTGGGGACCTCGCCGCTGTACAGGAGAGCCACAAGCTGTCGTAGAGCCTTCGCCCAACCTTCCTTGCTGTCCTTTACGACGATGTTTGTATCGCTCGGGAACAGCTGATCAGGGACCTCTGGGAGCTTGCTGATGAACTGACGTTCGACAGAGAAGCCCACACCTGTACCACACAGAAGGATAAACATAGCTTCGTCAAAAGACTTGATGTCGTCAACAGGCAGGTAGCTGCAGTTGTACATACATGTGTTGTCACGCTCAGCTGCAGGGCCTGCTGTCATTAGACCACGCATAGAGGGCATTACGTCTAGCCCAAGGATTGCCCGCTCAAGTTCGTTCTTGGTCTTTTCGTCTACCTTGTCACCGATGATGTTGTTTGAGAAACGTTGGATGGTCTCTGACCAACTCTCTCGTCCTTTGCCTTCGACATACTTGGCATAACGGGACTTGTGGATAAAGGACTGATAGTCTGTGGGAAGGTAGTTGTTTGTCATTTGCCGCGCCCTCGCATTGTTTTGTCTTCTTCTAGCCACACCATACGGTCAATGTCCGCACGTGTAAGACCGATGTCTTTCAGTTCGTGGTCCGTCAAACGGTTCAGAACCTTGATCGCCTCACGATGAGTGCGCCATGTTGCTAGGTAGTTAATGTATCGCCAAAACCATGTCATCTGTTGTCTCCTGATCCACGAATTGTGCCGCGCTCTTTGCGGCTGTTAAGTTTGTCTTGGTTCACTTTCATCACATCAGCAAGGCTTGAACCAAAAGCGTTTGCCAATGCTGTGGCATAGAATACCACATCCCCGATCTCCTTTATAATCTCGTAAGGCTTTACTTCAGAACCATCCCGAAGCCTCTTCTTGATCTTCTCTGCGACTTCGCCTGCTTCACCGACAAGACCAAGTGTGTTCTCAATCAGTCGTGTCTCGCCCTCCGTCACAATCATGGTCTCTACCCACTTGGAGTAGTCGTCCCGTTTTGGCAGGACGTTTTCGTTGTAGTAGCCAAAGGCCTCCAAGTCATCTCTTGAAATCATAAGTCCCTCCAATTTCCATGTTTGTCTTCAATCTGCGTATTCCCTTCGTAGCGTCGAAAGGTCAACAAACTGGGGCTCGAAATAACCATCCTTGATGTTATGAAGCACCACGGCTCCCTTCCACCAAGATTTATTGGCTTGCCCTGCCCAGCTTTCTTCCGCCCCTTTGAATGACCCAGCAACCAACCCAATCGCCGCTTTGCCAGCCACACCATCACGGAAGTAGACGTCACGCTTATGAGTGTGACCCACAACGCAACTATTGTAGCGGTTTTGGACCAGTGCGTAGGCATGGTGTACGCCAGAGACAGGCCGACCCATGTTGCCACCTGTGATAAAATGAGCGAAATCGACACCATCGTAGCGGTGGACTTTAGGGTCACCATTTTCGTACTCGTGGTACTCATCAAACCACTTATTCGTGTTAAGATGCTTGAAGCTAATCCCATACTTGTCGCCCTCCAGACGTGGGTCAAAAGATATTGCCGTTTTGATACGGTGCTCGTGGTTCCCTTCAAACCCATAGTAGGCGGGACGTTTGCGTTTGTTCTTTACGAACTCGTGACGCATACGTTCCATAGCATCGTTGTAGTGGTTAATGTCACGCTCATACGACTGCGATACCACAGCCTGTGGCTTACGTCCGTCGAACGAATTGAGAGAGCGCATGTCTGCACCGTCACCCAAGTCAACCACGTAGTCAGGCTTCAGGTCGTACAACCATCGGCCTAGCCATGTAAAGCGTTCGTTGCTTACGTCTGGATCACTGTGTGCACACGAGAACACAACTGCTGTATTAGAACCCATCAAGTTGTTCCTCTTCTTCTTCTGTTAGGTATTCATCTTCGATGTCAATGTCATGCTCTAGCATGTCGTCGTATGCATCTTCGTATGTGTCGTAGTAAATCTCTTCTTCCCAATAAGCACCACGCCCATCGGTCATACGACAGATCATCCAAACGAAGCCACCCTCTGAGTAAGGGCCGCTGATAAACTCTACAATCCTCATTCCTTCATCCAATCTTCTGGTATCAAACGATCTGCATATTGAAACCCGTGCTTCTTGCACCAGTCTCCGTATGTTGTGGTAGATCGCTTCGATAGTTTCGTTCTGCTGTTGCTAAAGACGAAGCGTATGTCTAGCTCAGGGTGCTGCTCTTTGATAAGCAGGTGCTTTGTCCTGTCGCTAGGCATGAAGCGCCCCTTTGTCTCAATGATAACACCATTGCCTAACACAAAGTCTGGCGTGTACGTCCTAGGCTTAGACACGTACTTGATCTTCTGCTCCTCATAGCTGTACGAACAGCCACACTTCTTGAGGAACTTGGCGTTATCTTGCTCAAGGCCTGACCTGTAGCCAGCCTTAAGCGCACTCTTTCTTAAGCCTCGGTGGGTGGTTGCCATAGCTGACCTACCTCCCTGCGTAACCACAGAAGCCGTGCGTTCTCTATGAGAGCATCACGATCCCCGCCATGGGCCCCTAAGCACCGCTCCCAAAGCTCTAGCTCTGTGGTGGCACCATCGAGTATCTTAGCAGCTTTCTTGGGGCCAATGCCTGCAACACCCTTGATGTTGTCTGCACGATCGCCCTCAAGGCACTGTGTGTAGAAGAACTGTAGGCCCTCGAACTCTGAAGTCTCGAACCACTGGTCCTTACCGAAGTTGTACATGCGACAAGGCACTTGCAGAAAGTCTTTATCAACGGACGCAATGATTGCCGAAGGCCCGATCTCTGTAGCTTCAATAGCTATGAGGTCATCTGCTTCTTCGCCACTAGATACCACAGCCTCATAAGCATCAACAAGATACTCACGCATGTGCTCTAGGTGTCGTGGCTTTGCAGTGTCCCGACGATTGCCCTTGTAGGGGGCGATGGTAGCAAGCTCATATCGGAAGTTGCCACTACCTGTCAGGAACGCCTTATACGGCTGTCCGTCGAATGTTGTCTTTTCGAGGATGTAGTCCATCACCTCGTCGACCTTGTGCTCTGCGTCCTCCTGTTCAAGTTCCTCTGCGGAGAATGAAGCCCTATACGCTACAATATCTGCGTCGATTAGGACCCTCAAAGCTCTGTCTCCCCATTCAGTTGATTGATGCGCATCTCAGCGTATCGGATAACCTTGCGTAGGTCTGTGACCTCGCTCTGTTCCATCGTCTGTCCGTCATACTGCTTGAAGCCAGCACGCGAGCTATACTTGATGAGGTTACCACGCCAGAACTCAAAACCATTGCGCATGATGAACGTAATCGGTTCGATCTTCCACCGTGCGTAGTGCTGTGGTTGCTCAACGATGTCTTCCACGATCGTCTCTTGTTCGTC